TTAAACCATATTTGTCTGGAAATTCATATGTACCAATAACTCCATTATTTAAATCAAAAGATGCAAATATCTCATCATCAGCTTCATCTATATCATCTCTCAATACAGTGCTATCACTATTAGTTGTTAAAGTTACTAATTTAACGTATTCATCTATATTCTGAAGGACAGTGGCAGAAGCAGTAGGATATTCTTGAGAAATATAATACTGTCTTAAAAATTCTCCTAATAAAGGAAAATCAGATTGCACAAAAGAAGGGAGTTGATTTTCAACTATACTTTGTAACTTAACTTTTTTTAGATCTGTTGATATCATTTGTTGTATACGTTAATCTTAGTAATAATATGAAAGTTAATATCCGCCGCCACNGCCACCAGTAGCACCACCACCACCTCCAGTCATCATTCCTCCTCCAGTTTGTGTTGTTTGTGTTATAGAACCAACAGTCGTGCCAGTTACAACACCATCTGTTGTAGTGGTTATGGTTGTGGTCACAACTACTTGTTACATCCGTGATTTCTCCATCAGTATTACATCCATAATGAACTTCTCCACGAACCAGTATGTTGCCACCATAAGTAGAAGCTAAATCAGTAGTATCATCGCAATATGCATTTACATTAATACCATCATCTCCATTTCCATCTCCATTTCCAGCACTTCCAGAACCTATTTGTAAATAAAGGTCATTGAGTCCTAATATATCATTAGAACAAGGAACTCCATCTATTTCAATTATTGGAAAACCGTTGTTAACATCAGTATCTACTATATTAATAGGAGATAATTTAATTTCTCCATGCTCATAATCAATAGTACCAATATTTTTTTTCACAATTTCAGGTTGAGTGGGAGACATTAATCGGAATAAGAAAATAGTTCCTTTTGAAGAATCATTTGAATTTGGTTTATCTGATAGATAGACCTCTCCTTGTATTCCAGACACTTTAAATGCTGTAGATCTTATATTATGACCATCGCATTTTTTAACAAAAATACAATTCCCAAAACAAATTTACATATTCCGCAAAACTATTTAACGCTACTCTCAAATCCCTTCTTATCCTTAAAGATGTAATATTAGAAGTAATAGACTCATCAGCTCCATCAATTAAACATTGGAACTTACTAAATTTAAATCTACCATTAAATCCCATCAAATCTTCATTATTTAAATACTCTAAAATAGCATTCATTATGGCATTAATAATATCATTAACAGATTTCCCCAAATTGCAATTATAATATGCAGATACGTTTGGTTCTATGTACAAATATTTTAAATCAGTAATATCTAGATTTATTCCTGCTACATTATACTTTTTAACTGTATTTTTAAGGTTTTCTTTAAGAGCATTTGACAAATATTGCCCATTTGTCGGTTTTACAGCACAAAAAACTTCTCCAAATCGAGGAGGAGTCAATTCTTCCCCTCCAAAACAAGAAATTGCTTCAGTTTCAGGAAATACCGTAGGAATTAATGCTTCATAATCAGCTGCAGTCACTGCTCTATTCTGTGATCCATGAACTTTAGGTCCATATTTCTTAATTGAGTCAATAGATTCGATATCTGCCCCTCCATATGATCCACGACTAACGTTCAGTAGAGAAACACCTGATGTTAAAGCAAGATTTCCTCTTCCAGAAGTCAATTTTCCATTAAAAGTAAGACTTGTGATGCCATTTCCATTTATTCCATTTGTTACAACATAAGAAACTTCAATAAAACTAGGTGCTTCTAGTTTTTTACCAAAAATACCATCTCCAAAAATCAATTCATACCTTTCTCCCTCTATTTCACGTATCCAATAGACTGCTGATGTTCCATTTACTTCAAATAAACTCTGATTTGTCGTATAATGCCCCTGACAACTTGTTACATTACCACTTTGAGCATATTTTCGACTTGTATTTGAGAATTGTGATGGTTTTACTGTAACTCTAATAGTAGTTGTATCAATTCCACTATTCGGAAGAATGAATCTTTGGTTTGGATCATAGGAATCTACAGTAAATGTAGTGGTAATATAATTTCCTTCGACAAGTTCAACATCAGTAAATACAGCTCTTCTATTAAAGACGGGTTTTGTGATATCATCTAATGAAACAAATGTAAAACTCTCATTTGTAAACTCAGTTGTAGTAGCTACTAATCCTTTATGTAATTTAATATTTTGTGGTTGTGTGGCATATCCAGATGTATCAACGTAAAATGATACATTAATCCTTGCTGCTCTTCTTGATCTTGGCAAATATCCAACATTTTGTATTAAAGAAACTACATTTTCTCGCAATGTAGCACTATCCAGAAACACTTCATTCGATACCATATTGGCATTGTATGAAGTGATGTACGTATTATACGCAAGTACATCAATAATGGTGGATAAATTAGATCCCTCAAAGTCATAATCAGTAAAATCTGAGTTAGATCTGAGATAATCTTTTATTGTTACCTTAATCTGGTCAAAATCCAGATTAGCAAAGTTAACTAATGGCATTTATCTTGTTGGTATTAGCACGAATGTTAATTCTTGGGTTGGAACATCAATTCCAATGATCTTATAATTGATTTTTACGTCCATTTCATAAGCATCGATATTAGCATTAACACTAACATCCCCCAATTCAACTCTTGGTTCATAATTTTCAATAACATTAATGATTTCTGACCTTATAGACACTGCTGTAACGTCATCAACATTGTTAAATAAGAGGTTATTGACTTGTGAACCTAATTCATTATTAAAAAATCGCTCTCCAGGAGTGGTAAGAACCAAATTCCTTAGAGAACGAGCAATAGCTGTCTGATTTTTAATCGCAATAAGGTCATCTGTTAAGGGGTTAACCTCAAAAGACATACTAATGTCCTTAAATGACTTACTTATACGTTGGACAGGCACTATTATGAAGCAAATATAACTTTATTTAGCACCTTATCCACTCACTTTTTATCTCCCTTGACCTCTTGTGCGTTTTTTTGCCTTATTTCGAGAGGAAGCAGCATATTTTGTGTGTTTTCCACTTCCTTGACGAGTTTTTTTCGGTCTGGTTTCGATCATTTCGACTCCAGTTGGACTTCTCATGGGCATTTTAAGATTCCTCCATAGTAAAACGAGACACGACGGTTAAATAACACGAGTTTTTTCGTGACCAACACGTATCCGAGGATCGCACCAGATGTCATAACCTGCATCGATAGCATCTAAACAGAAACTAACATCCTCTCCGCACATATCCTGCACTGCTCCAGACTCAAACTGTTGCATTTTAGGAGCGAACCAAGGATATTCGATTTTCTCATCTTCAAATACACCGTTCTTAATCATGACCCAACCAAAGCCTGTGTAATCTACAGTGAAAGGCTTCTTACGCTTACTGATCGACTCCACTGTTTCATGGTTCATGACTCCACCGTTCTTACGGAAGTCATCTTCTTCTAACCAGTGAGCGACAGATGTAGTTGTGCCATCTTCTGTAGCATACCAACCAGCAGATATAGGACGCTCTTCCTCACCTTCAGCAGGTAATGCAAGGTCACATAATTGCCAGAACTTGTTTGAGTCAAAGACTATATCCGAGTCAATCCATAATTGGTAGTCGTATTCTAGTTTACCATCCCAAGGTATCTGATTAGGACCACGTAGAACATTTGCACCTAATACTTTACAACGTGCAAAGTTAACCATAGAAGAGTAATCCTGTGAGATCTGAATACTCATTCCATTCTGTACCATATCAAAGCACAGTTGTACAAAGTTCTTTAAAAAGATATATGATGTTCCTCTACCTGGAAGACAGAATACAATCTTCTTTCCTTTCCATCTCTCCTTAATAGCTGCAATATCCCATTCTACTTCTTTCTTTTTGGGTTTGGGTGGAACAGTTTTTACTGTAAATCCTTTTGCCATAGCGTTGATTGAAATTTCACTTTCATTATAACATCCATTTATATAGTTGTCAATATGAATCTTCTTCCCACATTGGTTGAGGGATAACCCTACCTGGCCCACCAACGCCGCACTTAGGTCCGAGTTTAATATATGATAAGTCTCTCTCTGTATAATCTGTCTTGAGTAAACCAACCATTACCTTTAACATCTCCCATGTCTCACCAAACTCTTCTTCATCTAAGTTGGCATAAAGACACCTATCTTGTGCATAGATGTGGTAGGTGGTTTCGTCGTACATAACGTGCTGTCATCCTTCACCTATTATATATCAATATCAACATAATTGCAAGTAGGTAAAAAGGTTTTGAAGGGGGTTTTTACCTGAGAAAAATTTTGGCGGTTTTTTTATATACAGCTCGATCTGTCACCTCTGTAGGTTAGGGACTTATCGATTTTTATAAACGCAACGCCCCGCGGCACGGCATCAACGAACAACGCATAAGACTGCCAATACGCATATAACAATTATAGCATATTCGTGCCTTAACTGTCAAATAGCACCCACACAGTTTGTAACAATAACTCTGAGCAAACTGGCTGTCTTAAGTAACTACCAACTGACAGGATTACTCATGTCTTCGATAACACTTTCGCAGCACTCATTGTCTTGTANTTCAAATACTTTCTCCCAGCTAATATCATGNGGGTTAAAGTCACTTAGTGTCTCTAATTCCAACGTTATTCTATACTTACTCTTCACGCTCTGATTGTAAAGAACTGACATGGAATTAGCCTTGTGTAAGTGTTACTGAGTTAGTCTAACATAACAGAGAGTTACTGTCAACTAAGTATAGGTTATTTATGTGGAAAACTTAATACAAACGAACTAAAACTATACGGTTTAAGTTTATACTGAACTGGTTTGTTATCATACCCACAAAATTATAT